GCAATGGGTACACAATATAAAACTAGATTACGCCGATGGCTTCACGCTCCACGAAGCTACCTCAATCCCAACTGGATACAGTACCACTGGGTCTGTGTCTATATGGGGTAAAGATGTTGGGGTTTGGCCTGGATGGTACGGCCCAATTACAGCAGACCATACGTTTACAGTAATTTATAGCGTGCCACAGTATGATGTTGTGCTTGATACGCCAGGCTTTTTAGATAATGTAACTGGCACGCAAGATAACATCATGGATATTGCAGTATCGCACGATGATACTATGTTGCAGCAGCAAGATTTATCAGTTCCAGATGTAGCAGATGCGGTTGAGATAGATATGCAGATGGATATGGCTATGGATACTCAAGAAATCCAGGCAGAGGTAGAGGTAGAGCTTGAGATTCAAGAGCCGGAAGCGGAGATCCAAGTAAAGGCTGAAGCCGAGGTTGAGATTGAGATAGAGCAGCCCCAGGAAGCTGAAGCGCAACAAGAGCTGGAGGCCGAGCCAGAACAAGAGCCAGAACAAGAGCAGGCGCAAGAGCAAAGGTCAATTAGACTTGATACAATCATGGATAATGTGACAATCGGTGGGGTTTCAGCGACAGACTTAGGCCAGACAGATGCTTACAACCAGGTTGCTCAGGCCGTTGCGATTAGTTTACTCACAGCGCCCAGAATAAAAGATACTTATATTGAAGACGCACAGTTTTATAAGCAAGCGCAACTAAAAGATGGATCACTCAACAAAAGTTACACTGGGTATGCCGCACGCAGCAACAGTGTTATCAACAGAATGGTAGATATGCAATGGCAGAGATTGAGATAGGCGGTGTAAAGTTTGCAGGCGGTAAGATGCTGGCTGTCGTAATGGCATTGTCTGCTTCGGTCGGTACGTTGTATGGTGGCTTTGAAGTTTATAAAGATTACATGGATATGAAGGCAAAGATCGCCGCATACCAGGCCCCAGACCTATCAGTTATTGAGCGCGATGTTGCCCTGGCTGTCGCAAGATCAAGTGAAGCAGTAGACTACACGCGAGATATTAAAGACACGCTGCGCTCAGACATTATTAGCCTGGAGAAAGAAGCTAGGCAGATGGAGAAAGACAATCGGGTTATGGTTCGAGAAGCCCAGGTCTGGTTTGATGACAGAACATCCAGTGTTGATACTAAGTTAAGAGAGCTTGAGGAACGCATGGACACTAAGATACGCAGAGCATTAGAAAACCCATTGGTGGAGTAGACTATGATACAGATGTTATTAGGCCCGATTGCAGAAGTAGCTAAGACTTGGATAGGCGGTAAGGTAGCTGTAAGCAAAGCGAATGCCGATGCAAAGCTAGAAACTACTAAGGCTAAAGCTGAAGTAATGAAGAAGGTTGCAGCAGGTGAGCTGGATTGGAATCAGACAATGGCCGAAGCTAGTGCTAGTTCCTGGAAAGACGAGTGGCTAACTATCTTAGTAAGCATACCGCTTATCTTGGCATTTACTGGCAATGAAGATGTAGTCATGCGTGGGTTTGCTGCGCTAGAGACTATGCCAGATTTTTACAAGACAGCCGTAGGCGTGGTGTTTGCCGCATCGTTCGGCGTTCAACAACTAACTAAAATGTTTAAGAAATAGGAGATCTATGTACCACTTATCACCACGTTCACTAAAGCGCTTACAAGGCGTTGACGAAAGATTAAAGCAGATGGTTGCTATTGCTATCGAGATAACATCAGTAGACTTTGGTGTAACATCTGGCGTGCGTACTATTGATGAGCAACAGAAGTTAGTGGATGAGGGTAAATCTCAGACATTAAAAAGCAAACACATCAGCGGTTATGCTGTTGACCTGGTGGCTTATGAGGGTAACAAAGTTACCTGGGAGCTTGAGCCGTATGGTGATATTGCCCTGGCTATGCGCCAGGCTGCTTTTGAAGTAGATGCCCCAGTTCGTTGGGGTGGTGCTTGGCATATAGATGACATTAGGGCTTGGGATGATTCAATGATCTTTGCAATGGATGAGTATGTTGATAAGCAAAAGTTAAAAGGTCGCCCACCATTTATCGATGCACCGCATTTTGAGCTTATGAGTGTATAGCTTTAAGCCAACGTGCAAATCGTGCGTTCACTCATACCCGCAAGCCAAAACAAAAACAGAAATAATTTTATTAGTATGTACTAAGACTAAGAAAAGCGCTGATAGCCGATGCAATGACTACCAGCGCACTACTAATCAAGGCTCGTAAATATCAAACCCATGAAATATCTCTAGCACTGGCGCGGTCGCATGATACGCATCAAATTCTTCTAGGGTGCTGACTAGCAGCATATCCCCAGTCGATGCGATGACGCATGTATGCCCCTTGCTTTGCAGCATTGAGGCATATTCCACAGCAGTGTCGTGATCCGCACACAAGAGATAACTATAAGATGGTGATTCCATTCGCCATGCCCCCAGCCCGCTTGATCCAGCCACGCTGTTCAATCTTTGCTAGATGCACTGCAATCACTGGCTGGCTAATCTCAAAGTCTTCAGCGATCTTGTACTGACTCGGAATATAACCATGCGTTGCCATAAACTCGATCATATAATCGTATATCTGGCGCTGTCTCGGTGTTAATGATGCCTTGTTATCCATTTGCAGCTCCCAACTTACTTAATAATTTCAGGTAGTGATCTTTAATACGGCCCTGGTCTGCTTTATCTAGCGCTTCAAGCACAGCCTGGTTAGCTTCACGCAGCTGTCTCAGCTTAGTCATTCGCTCGCGCTCAGGAACAGTAGGGCGATCGTAGTATTTAATCATTACCTTCTTAAACTCTGCTATCCACTCAGGTAGCATATTGTAAGTGCCATGCTCTTTCTCCCCGTCCCAGTGCATTAGTTTGTAAACAGGCTTTTTCATAGACTCAGCATCAGCTAACGCCTGGGCAGCACGGCCTAGTTTTTTCTTAGGCTTATCCGCTATCGGTGCTTCACGTGGAACATCAGCAACCGGCTCAACAGGCTCAACAGGTTCTAATTCAACCGCAACTTTTGGCACTTCCTCTTCAACGACATCAACTACGTCATGCTGATCGCCGTAATCGTCTGTAAAAGTCTTGCGCTCAGAAACAACTTCAGGCATTGCTTCGATACCCTTAGTATCAGGCTTGGCAATTCGATCCAATGGGTTTGCTGGCGCTTCAGCTACAACCTCAACGGGTTTACCAGTGGACGGGTAGTCTTGAGCTTCTTCAGCAGTGATAACGCCTTTGAGCGCGTCTGGGAAAGCGTCACGTAAAGCAAAGCCACGCGCTCGCATTGCTAACATGCGGTCTGGATACTGCGACCAGGGGCCAGATCGTCCCCATAATCGAGCTTGCTTGGCATCGGCCACGCTGAATGCACGCTTGGTTTCTTCAACCTCAGTGCCATATTTACGCTTTGCAATACAGTATGCGGTGCGATTGTCGCCTTCACCTTCAACGTACTCGGTAACACCCAAGCATCGCGGATCACTCTTGACCAGGGCTAAGGCTGCGTCACCATAAATTGAAGGCTTGCCGTTGATAACTGCGATATTTTGCAGTGCTTGTAAGGGCTGAATGTTTAGCTCATAGCCCCACTGGATAGCCACTAATATATCCTGCGGCTTATTCTTGTATTGCGCGGGAACCATGCCAGACCCAGCGATCATTTTGCTAAACTCGATTGCTTCGGTCATGTTGCTCGGTGCCAATGTTGGTAGTTTATTGCTCATTTTTCTTACTCCAGGGGTTTGTAGGTTTGGGTGCTGCTGCGCGTTGCGATAAACGCCAATCCATAACCTCAGTAGGGATTAAATAAATAGTGTTACTGCCTTTCAGCTTGTGTGTTAGAGGGCCATTACCCTTAACGATTGCGTGGCGCAAGCTGCCTTCCGTCATATTAAGGTACTGGCAGGCGTATTTGAAACTCCAGATTTCCATTAGCCCTCCAATTCTTTAATGTTGATCGTTTTCTGACGGACTTGAGCAGCAGCTTTAGCAGGCTCTAGCTCATGCTCGCAAGCAGGGCAGTATTTAGCCGCCTTAGCCTTAAATCTACGCACTGGCCAGCTTACTTTGTAGACCTCATCGACCACGCCAACAGTGCTATTGCCCAGGGCAGACATTAAGATTGCTGCTTGCTCTTGGCGTACTGCTTCGGCTTCTTTGATAGCGGCTTTCGCGTCTTGGTAAGACTCAACCGCTTCAAGCAGCTCGGTTGCTAAATTAATCGGTTCTTCACTTG